CAAAACTACAGCGACATTGTAGGCGATATGATTATCTTAACTTGGGAGTAAATTATGGAAAACCAAACACCAGAGCAAATTGCTCAACACTACAAAGCCGCTATGGACAGCGTAAACCTCATCAATGGAAGCAAGCCTGAGTACATGAGCGAAACCGATTGGACAGATTGCTTGAGCCGCAACAAAGAGCATCTGAACATCATGCTTGCCAAAGACTTTTGGACAACTGAAGATTTAACCCCACTGCGCGATGCCGCCAAATAAGGAAAAACATGAAACTGCACCTTGACATTGAAGTTGTGAACCAAGTTCTTGGTTACCTTGGAACCCGCCCCTACCAAGAGGTGTATGGCCTGATTCAAGCCATCCAAGAAGCCGCGAAGCCACCAGCGCCAGAAGAGCCGAAAGACGAATGACATGGCGGACGTTCACGAACTTGCCTCTGAGACAGACAAGAGATTGAGTGTCCACGAAGCGATTTGCGCCCAACGATACGAGAATATCCAAGGGCGCTTTGATGATGGCTCCAAGAGGATGACCAAGATTGAGCGACTGCTCTATGTCGTCATCTTGGCGGTGTTGCTTGGCCCCGGCGTTGCCGCTGAGTTTGTTAAGAAAGTGCTTGGACTATGAGTGATGAAAAAATACAAGCTATGGAGAGTAAAGGGCAACTTATTGAAAAGATTACCTTTGCCCTCCTGCCTCTTCTTTTTTCTTGCGTAGTTTATTTAATGAGTGCCTTGTCCAGCTTGTCGCATGAAGTAACGGTTCTCAACAGCAAGATTTCGCTGGTGGTCACATCTGACAATAGGCAAGCACCAAATTCTGGAGCCGAACTAGCCCGTGAAAAACTGCGTCAAGACCTTGAGAAAGAGATTCAACGCAACCGTGATCAGATTGCAGAGAACCGAATGCACATTGCCATTTTGGAAGAGAAGGTTCCAGTCACCAAGACAATTAAAACCCTGACGGGAAAGGATTGACATGATTCCAATCGTTGCATCACTGCTCGGTACATTGGCCCAGAATGGTCTGGGCCTTTTGTCATCTGCAATCCAAGCCAAAGGCAAAGAAGTCGTCGAGAACACGCTGGGAATCAAGATTCCTGATGACCCGACACCAGAAGATGTCGCTAAGTTGCGCCAGCTTCAGTATGACCACGAAGAGCGCCTGCTTGAGCTTGGGATTATGAAAGCCAAGGCCGAACTGGAGGAGCTTCGGGTTTTTGCTCAAGCCGCTCAGAATGAGGACAACAACGTCTCTGACCGCTGGAAGGCGGACATGGGTAGTGACTCTTGGCTGTCCAAGAATATCCGCCCTATGAGCCTTGTAGCCATCTTTGTGGGGTACTTTATCTTTGCCATGATGTCTGCGTTCGGTTTGAATGCCAACGAGTCCTACGTCCAGTTGCTAGGTCAATGGGGAATGCTGATCATGGGCGCGTATTTTGGTGGCCGCACAATTGAGAAGTTGGCCGATATGAGGAGAGTGAAATGAGCCTTTCGCAAGAACAAGCCGCTTTCCTGCTGGATATGTGCAAGCTGATCCAACACGCCACGGATCAGGGTTTTGTGGTCACTGGCGGCGAATTGGCTCGAACACCAGAACAGCAGGCCATTTATTTTAAAACTGGCCGCTCAAAGACAATGAACTCCATTCACCTTAAGAGGTGCGCCATTGACTTGAACTTTTTCAAGGATGGGCAGATAATATGGGACAAGGGCATCCTTGCGCCACTGGGTGCTTACTGGGAGACTTTGAACCCCAAAAATCGCTGGGGCGGAAACTTCAAGTCGCTAGTGGATTGTCCTCACTTTGAACGAAACGTGGGGTAAAGCATGACAGCCGCATCGGTAATGACCTATGACTCCCTTGTGGAGAACATCCAGTCCTATCTGAACAGGACGGATGCGGCGACTCTTGAGAAGATACCTCTGTTCATCATGCTGGCCGAGCAGATCATTGCCAGCCAAATCAAGTTTTTGGGCAACCTGACAGTCAACTCCAGCACAATGGTGGTGGGCCAATCTATCATCGACAAGCCCGCCCGTTGGCACAAAACTGTGTCCATGAATGTCACGGTTGACGGAGAGAGCCAACCTGTTTTGCTCCGCAAGTATGAGTACCTGCGCGAGTATTGGCCCGATGCCACACTAAAGGGCATACCTGCATACTACGGCGACTATGACTACACGCACTGGCTTGTAGCTCCCACGCCTGATGTGGCCTATAGTTTTGAGGTTTTGTACTACGAGCGAATTCAGCCGCTTGATTCTTCCAACCAAACAAACTGGTTTACAACTTATGCCCCGCAAGCGTTGCTTTATGGGACATTGTTGCAAGCCATGCCGTTCCTCAAGAACGACGAGCGTATGCCTATGTGGCAACAGAACTACGACCTCATCATGCAGACTCTCAAGCAAGAGGACATCCAGCGCATCGGTGATCGTCAAGCCTCAGTATTGGATACATAATGAGTTACAACAGCCCTTTTACTGGCAACGTCATCCAGCCCACTGACGTATCGTATAGCCGCATCACGCTGACGACAGACTTGCAATTGACTTGGCCGATTAACGGCTCAATTGCTGACGACTCTGCCGCTCGGATCATGGAGGTGTCTACCGCCTCAACTGCAAACGAATTGTGGATGCCTCCAGCCAATCAGGCTTCGGTAGGCCAAGATGCGTTGATCCGTAACGTAGGCGCTGTCAGCTTAACGGTCAAGGATTTCACTGGCGCAAACACCATTGTCACGGTCGCCGCTGGTCAGGCTCAGTACATCTACATTACAGCCAACCCAACCACGGCAGGTACATGGGGCATCATTGCTTACGGCATAGGTTCTTCTGGTGCTGATGCGGCCACCCTTGCTGGCTACGGCCTGCTGGCAATCGGTCAAACACTAAACCAGAGTCAGCCTGTTACTACGTTTTCAAGTAACTACACCGCGCTGACAACAGACCGCTCAAACACTTATGTTTGGACTGGTGGCGCAGGAACCTTGACGTTGACCCTTGCGTCTACTCTTGGCGACAACTGGTTTATGTTCTTGCGTAATAGCGGTACGGGCGCTCTTACTGTTGCTGGTAGCGGCGGCAACACAATCAATGGATCGTCAACCATTGCTTTACAGCCAACCGACTCCTGCATTATTGTTTGCAGTGGCACAACCTTTTACACGGTTGGCCTTGGAAAGTCTACGCAATTTGCGTTCACTCAATTGTCCAAAGCGGTTACAACTGGCACCTACACGTTGACCGCTTCCGAGGCTTCTAACGTAATTCAGAAGTACACGGGCGCATTAACTGGCAACGTCACAATTGTTGTGCCTTCCACTGTGCAGGTTTACTACATTTTGAATGAGACTTCTGGTGCATACACCGTGACGATCTCTACGGGGTCTGGTGGAACCGCCGTGTTGACCGCAGGTAGTCAGGCAACCTTGGTTTGCGATTCTGTAAACTTGTACAACGCCAACACAATTCTTGCTGGCTCATCTTCAATCAGCTTGAGTAGCGGCACTGTTGGCGCGCCGTCTTTGAACTTTGCGGCAGAGACAACAACTGGTATTTACCGTGCCGCTTCTGGGGAATTTAATATTTCAATATTGGGCGCGCTGGTGTCAACAGTATCTGCAACTGGACTTGCAATTGTTGGAACTGGAAACTTTACTGGCGGCATATCTGGCGGAGTCTTTACATGACCAAAAAAGTTTTTGCGATTGATACCCAACCCGGCGTTCAGCGGGACGGTACTATCTTCGACATGAACTTTTACACTGATGGTTTGTGGGTAAGATTTCAACGTGGTCGGCCACGCAAAATAGGCGGATACCGCTCTATCACTCAACAAGCCACAGGTCTGTCTCGTGGCCTTTACGTCAACTCCGCTGACGGCGTAAACCAAGTTTTTAATGGCTACAGTTCTGGCCTTGAAGTAATTAACGTAGACAACCTTGGCATTGGTGGCGGTGTCAATCAGTTTACGTTCAATGGTTTAATTTTGACACTGAATACGCTTGTAGGCGGGTCGTTGTACACCAACGGCACCTACACTGCTGTAAGCCTTACTGGAGGTTCTGGGACAGGCGCAAAGGCCACCATTGTGGTTTCTGGTGCCGCAGTGACCAGCGTGACCCTAACTTCGGCTGGTAACGGCTATGTGGTAGGCAACACATTGAGCGCCACAGCGGCAAGCATCGGCGGAACTGGTAGCGGATTCTCTATCAAGGTTGCGACTATAGACAGTGGTTTTACTTCTAACGCCCTAAACCTTTGGCAATTCGATTCGCTTTTCGATTCGCAAGGGAGTGGCAATCAGTTGTTGTTGGCGCACCCCGGACGCAACTTGGCCCAGATTGACCAAACAGTTAACACGGCTGTTCTGGCTGGAGACATCAATGGTTTGACCATGCAACCTTTGCGTGACACCAACGGCCCAACACCAAGCGGAGAAACCATTTCTGTAGCTGGTGGCGTGTGTGTTTTGCACCCTTACGTTTTTGTGTATGGCGACAACGGTTTGATTAAAAACTCGGTGGCAGGCGACCCATACAACTGGAACGGCGCAGACGCAAACGAAACCAACGTGGCCTCCACCAAGATTGTCAAGGGCTTGCCAGTGCGAGGTGGATCAAACGCTCCTTCTGGCCTTTTCTGGGCTTTGGACTCTTTGATCCGTGTGTCGTATAACCCAACAACAATTACTGTTGGTGGTGTAGCCAGCACGTTTTACTGGCGCTATGACATTATTACAAGCCAATCTTCAATCCTCTCTAGCCAATGTGTCATTGAATATGACGGCATTTACTACTGGGTTGGTGTTGACCGATTCTTGGTCTACAACGGTGTGGTCAAAGAACTTAAGAACAACTTCAATCAAAATTACTTTTTTGACAATTTAAATTACGTTCAAAGCCAAAAAGTATGGGCGCAAAAGGTTCCTCGTTTTGGTGAGATTTGGTGGTTCTTTCCGTCTGGCGACTCAGAAGAGTGCAACGATTGCATCATTTACAACATCCGCGAAGACTGCTGGTATGACGGTGGTGGCGCTATAGGAGCCAGACGTACCGCTGGGTTCTTCTCTCAGGTGTTCCATTACCCCATCAATGCTGGTGCTACGCTTAGTGAGCAAGAAATTATTTTTACTGCCAGCATCATTACAAACTCCACCGCAGTTGTGAAGGTTCCAATAACCAACCAAATTGCAACAGGTCAAGTGGTAATTGCCAGCAACAT